TCCACATCAAAATGATTTACATCATCTAGGTACTTATAAAGATTTTCTAGAATTTCATAGCGGATTAATTTTTCCTTATTAGAATAAATTTCCTTTTTTTCTTTTTTTCCTACTATACCATTTATAGGATAAACTCCTTTTATATCATAGGGAATGGCATAGTAATTGTTAGACATTTTAGACAAATCTTTATATGGATGAAATTGAAAATCAAAATCATAAAATGTTAGTCTAACAGGATTGGCTATCTGTGTAATGATTAGATCAGGATTTAAGGTATCCTTTACTCTTTCAATCATGTTAATTGTGTATAAAACACTTGTTCCTTGTAATCCAAAATTATAAATTTCTACATTAGGTAATCTGTAAGAAAGTTGTAATGGCCATGACTCTCTCGGTTCTTTACCTAAATAAACACCACCTGTAATACTGCATCCAAAACACGCTATTTTCTTTTTCATAATGAGGTTATTTACTCAATAAATATTCTTTTTAAATAACTTATGAAAATTTTAATTTGTGGTGATAGCTTTGCAGCCGACTGGACGGTAAAATTTAATAAAAAAGGTTGGCCAAACATGTTAGCAGATGAATTCGATGTTACTAATCTTGCACAAGCTGGTTGTGGACAATATAAAATTTACCAACAAGTTTGTTCTAGTAATATGGAATCGTTTGATAAAATAATTATTGCACATACCAGTCCCTATCGAATTCATGTTCAAACCCATCCGTTACATCACGACGATCTTTTACACCATAGTTGCGACTTAATTTATTCTGATATTGTAGCATCTAAAAAATTATCACTTTTACCTATTAAGATATTTTTTGAAAAATATTACGATTTAGAATATGCCAGCAGATTGATAAGATTTTAGAGCCATTTATGAAAAAAGTAATAAATTTAATTAATTTTAATTACGACGATTTATATCAATTTCAAAACATATGTAATTGTGAGGATGTCTTTAAGAATCACAGGGGGTTCATAAATCATTTTAGTGACGAAGGGAATCTAATTGTTTTTAATAGATTAAAATTGTTAATTTAGATAAGGAATAAAAGCCTTATATACATCGCCCTTACTACTTTCTTCGTCTGTCCAATGACAAGCAGCTAGATCGTTTATCCATTGTGTTCTATCTGGTGTAAGAGGACTTTTGTAAGTGTCTAATGAATGGTTAGCTACGTTCCAGCAAACTGCACTTGGGTCATCTACAAATAATGGTACGCCGGACATAATAGCAGCTACACCACTACTACTATTAAACACAAATGCACGTTTAGCTTGACGAATATCCTGTAACAATGGGGTATCTAAGCTATTACTTATTTTAACAGTTCCGCTTGCTAAACTTGTCAAATCAGCAATTTTTCCGGGATGAGGTCGGAGTATAATAGGATCAGAGTCTATTGCCTGTATAGCTTTTATTTTATTTCTAGCCCAGTCAACAGGATTTAATCCTTTCATGCCCCATCCGCCATCCCGTTGTACGAGTAAAAGATTAAATTTCCCTGTGGTTCGCCAATCTAGCATGTTTAATTTTAGATCAGCAGATAGTTTGATCCACTTGTCGGCAGTTGAATTCTTATTAGCATACTGACCGATATGATATTCTACACTGTTAATACTATACCTTAAATAAATGCTATCAGTATCTGCAAATTTAAAGCAATTTGCATCTATACTCATTATATGATCGTTATTTTCTTTTTGTTTTTTAACTAATTCTGCTCTAAATTTTATATTAGGAGTAGTTAGGATAGGACTAGGCCATCCTAGCATAACTGCTAATTTTCCAGGCCGGTGAATATAATTTGTTTCAATATGTACGTTTGCTCCTATGGCTTTTGCACCGTGAGCAAACGCCGTAAGTGTATCAACCTTCCTACCAGGAAGTTGTTTTTGTAACGAGCTTAGATAAACAACAACATCATACTTCATCGTTCAAGATTCGCCATGCGGTACCGTTACGCATTTCAGCTTCTGTAAATTGGCAGTAGGCTAAATGTGCTGCCCATGCCATTAACTCATCCCTTGTTGGAATATACGGCGTTTCAATTTTTGTTAGATCATTATAACACAAAGACTGTGCAGCATTTGGTCCTAATGTAAATGCGGGTTTCCCACATATTAGTGCTTCAGAGGCTGCAATACTGTTAAAAGTAACTAAACAATGCACATCATTAGCAAGTGCCATTTCTATAGTATCTGTGGTCACTCTCTCACGCCTACTTGGTTTAGTTCTCACAATGATAGGCCGATCGCTATGAGTCTTAATCACACTAACTATTTCTTCTAACCATTTATCTAAATCTAGTCCAAAATTAGCCATCGCCTTAGCGCTTGGAGGACACAATAAAATATTTCTACCCTTTCTAAATTTAGCTGGTTTTATACCAGTAGCTTCTAATCTATCAAAAGGTCGATTAATAACAGGTCCAACATTTTGCATAGAATTTTTTGTAATTCTATGATACAATTTTTTACGCCCGTTACCGAAGTATCCAGTGTCTATATAAAAATAATCACGTTGAGCTTCTTCACATTTTCTCATATGCTTACTTTTAGTGATACCTCTAAAAACTACTGGCGTTTTAGATTCGGCAACTTTATCATAGCTGGTAATTCTCCCTCCACATCCTATAATAAAAGCCTTAAGGAAAGGGTCATAGGGCTGACCTTTACCGTCATCTTCTCTAAATCCTTCTACTGCAAATGCTTTTTCTTGATTAACCATTTTAACTTCCTCTATGATATCTTCTATTTTAGTATCATATACTTCATTTAACGGATCTACTCGGTAATTTATAAGATCAACAAAAATTTTTTCTAGCTCAGGTGGAGGATTTTCGTATGGTTTTGGAGGAGGTTCCGATTTGTTTGATTCAATATATTTGTATTTTTCTTCAATCCAATATGCTCCATATTCACAACTCATATAATTAGGGAACCAAGGTCCGCCTTCGGTATAATGTATTGCTTTAGGTTTGCCGTCTTTAGGTTCTTTATACCAATTCACTAGCCAATTCCATTCAGGGAGGAGATTTCCTATTTCGTTGTCTTCCAGCCATTGAAATCTGTGTAAATAGGCACCTTCTTTTGAATTTACTATTTCTGGAGTTAAAGCTTTATTAGATGGATGACCGCAGTTCCATAGTATCATAGAACTCCAATTCTTCCTAGGATATGGATATTGTAATTTTCCATCCATCTTAGTACCTGCCGGTGGGTCATAATTATGCTGAACTACCATAACAGCATAGTCATCATTTGCCATCGCAAATAATTCTTTTATATCTTCAAGCCATATAACATCGCAATCAACAAATACAGCCCAACCTTCATAATTACATAAATGTGGTACTAAAAATCGTGTAAATGTAAATTCAGTTGAAGCTAAAGTATCTATTTCTCTTGTATATAACTCTTTGTCTCTCAGCTCGTGTTGTTTAAGAGGATAAACTTCGGCATTTGGTTGTCTAGTAATAATACTGTGCCTACATACTTGATACGCTATATCTTCTCTTGAGTCCCAACCAACAAAAATTTTCATTTTCTTTCAATATCCTCTTCTTCACACTTGTCCCCAAACTGTACTTCTAAAATATGACATGGCTCATCTGTATTATTTTGCCCTTGATGCCATACACTCTTACCTATGAAATAAGTTTCATTAGTATTTTTTCTAACAACATTATGAGTGCCACTATACTCTGTTTCTATAGTACATTGTCCTTTGAGGACATACCAATGCTCGGCTCTATATCTATGGCGTTGCATACTGAGTTTTTGTCTAGGTTCTATAATTAGTTCTTTTACCTTGTACCCTGGACGTTGTTCAAGAACATACCATTTACCCCACGGACGTTCAACAATAGGATGTTGCCATTTTTCTAGAATGCTTCTACTAGAATTTTGTTTTTCTTCTCCGCCAACACCAAACACAAATTCTACATCATTGAACACCATTTCAGGTATATTGTCTCTAGTTCGATCGCCACCGTTGGCAAATATCAATTGGTGTTTTTGAGGATACATCTGCTTGACCATTGCTATGGCCTGTATAGCACTGTTATCTTCATCTCTGAAGGATATAACTTGATCCACCATTCGTAAGTTACGTACAATTTCCATACGTTCCCAACAAGGTAAAAATGGCCGACCTTTTTTTCGGGTCAGCCATGCGTCACTATTAACACCAACTATTAATTTATCGCCTAGTTTGCGAGCTTCTGTAAAGTAATTTAAATGTCCTGAATGAAGAGGATCAAAGCCACCAGTAACTAAAACTATTCTCATGGCTATATTTACAAAGTTGCATCCTCCATGCCTGCAACTCTGAGTTTTACAATATTAGTCAGCATCCATTGTTTTTGATCTAATGCCTTGGTTATACCTAGCCATTTATTTCTTATAAGAGCAAAGTCGTTAATGATTTTTTCAAAGTCAATAACATCATCTTCTCCTTCTACAAACTTTTCACAGTCTCTAGATGACAAAGCTCTCTGATAGTTTTCAAGGTATTTACGGAAATGTCGGCTTTTTAATCTACGTAGTTCTATATGTAAATATTCTAGGATTGCTTCAATTTCTTGAAGCTGTCCAAATCTATGTTCCACTATACCAGGCATATTAGCTGCTGCTTTTTCAATATTTCCTGTAATACGACTATCAGTTTTAGCTGCCTGTAGTTCAGATTCATAATAATCT